GGGAAGTTCCTGCTGACGAAGTCTGTGAACTGGCCACTCCTTACAAAGGAAACAAGTTCTTCCACAACTACACAGATAAACAGATCGAGTCTGTAAAGCAACTGCTGCTGTTGTGGAAAGACAGATATGATATTCCCTTGACTTATGATGAAGACATCTGGGAGGTAACACCCCGCGCTCTCAAAGGAGAGGCAGGAGTGTTCACCCATAATTCTGTCAGAAAAGACAAAACAGACATCTACCCTCATCCTAAGATGATAGAGATGCTCAAAAGCATTTAAAAGAACTACATAGTAGTTTGTTTATAGTTGGTTTCTTCCGCAAGGTCCTCACAACGGTGGGGACTTTGTGTTTACAGACGTACCAACTCGTCGTGCTTCAGGATCATAACATTGTTGTCAAGAGGGTCTGTGGTCTGTATGAAAGTTAGTACCAGCTGAAGCTCGCGCATCTGTGAATAATTCAGATAGTGTTTTTCAAGCTTTTCTTGCCACTTGATCTTAAACCCGTTACCATCATTGGTTACTGTCAAGATGTTCTGACCCCTTACAGGAGTGTGCCAGTCGTTGCTGTTGCTGTAGCTTAGACGATATACGTCATATCCTGTTTCATCGTCAACAAACTGGTCTAGGTGATACTTGACGCTGTCGTCAGTGGTATCTAAAATGTAGTGTCTCATTGTTCAATAATGTTTAGTTCTGTCATTAGTTTTCTGACCTTATTAATCAGGTCATTCAGGTTACCGTCGTTGACGATCACGTGCATGAATGGGTACTCATCAAGTGCTGTCTCAGAAGGATGGTCATTGAGTTTGATGCCTGGACGCTCGATGCGCAACAGTAAACCATTCTGCTCTTTGATCGCAGCAGCTTCATTGGGGAAACGCACATCAGTAACGATCCAATAGCTGGGGTTATATTGTGACAGTTTGGGAAACCTGTAGTCTGCCATCAGTGCGTTAACCCACACGTTCTCGTGCAAACCTTTTCTTAGACCTTCTGTACCAAGTTCCTGCAGAAGCTGGCGCACAGTCATGCGCTGCATGCCAATGACGTACTCAACAGGTAATGCTTTGAAAGACTGTTTGGCTATTTCTACAGCCTGTTCAGCCTCTTCTCTGGTCACAAAACGACCGGACTGTTGCAAAAGTTTGCGGTCCATAAGTACAGAAATGGTGTGGTAGTTCCATTCAGAACCCAGGTATTCCTTCTTGAACTCCTGGTCTTCAAATTTTTCTACAGGAATGCCTGTTAACAAAGAAGCAATCTGCTTCAGTTTACCTGCAAACTTTTTAATTTTGTAATGAGAACCACGGGCTACGTAGCCGTTGTGCTCAAGGTCTGCAATAATGTCTGCATTGGTCATACCATACACCTCAGGGTCTAAACTGAGGTATTGTATAATGCGGGCAACGGTATCTTTACCGCTGCCAATTTTGCCAGAAATGCCAATCAGGTTGGTGTTCATTTGTTGTAAGTCTTAATGCGTTTGACTATACTTGATTTGTCAATGGTGATGTGGTACTTCATGCGTAAGTAACGCATTAGTAAATACACCTTGTTGGTTTTGGAGGGTCGCTCTGCTACCTTGCAGAACTCCTCATATATCACGTCTTTCTTCATAGGTAGTAGATAAAGAGACAACCGGTTACAATTTGTAACCAACTGTAACCGGCATCTCTGGTTTGTGTTTAAAATCTAGCTTCAGCCGCCAGCTCTTCAGCTTTTGGGATCAACGTTAATGGCTCACCTGTTGGAAGGCTGGCCGTCTTTGGCTCCAGGTATAAGAGGTTGTCAAACACCTGGTGCACTTTACCCTGGTCATTCATCCAGTCAGCGGGGTGGCCTTCTTTCAGTGCCAGGGTAATGTGGTTGTACAACGCCCAGGCAGACTCCGGGTCAACTTTGTAGTCAAAACTTGGCTTAACAAGTTCACTTTTGACAATACCCATCTGCATACCATTAAGCACATTCTCTTCAAAAAAGAGCGTACCCAGGATGTGATGGCGGTCGTTTTTGGTCAGGTTGCGGTCACGCATGTTGTCCTTGTGACGGACTAGCGTACGCCAGTATTCGTCAGACTGGCGGATGTACTCCGCAATGTGACCTTCAGCCAACACATCAGCAGTGCCGGTGTGCACCCTGCGGTACGCACCAAACTTGCTGTTGTTGATCATCATGCCGTTCATACACACTTTCACCATGCCGCCCAGGTTGAACCTGAAGGCATACTGCTTGTTGTATGAGTTCATGAAGTTGGCCGCCAGTTCAATATCCATATCAGCTTTGTAGTTGATGCGGAAAGAACCTGTGGCAATGTCACCGTTGTTGGAGCAACGATAGTCTTCACCAGTAATGACAAACCCAGCGTTGGTGATCTCGCTTCTCACACGGTTGATGACCTGTGTGTGAGAGATGGGGGTATAAGATTTGGTGCGCTCAGGTAGGGTGGCGCCTATAATGGTGGCATACGCGGGCATGCCCTTGATTGTTCTTTTCATGTTAGAACAGACTTAATTGTTGGTTTACTAAATGTGATGGTAATACAGGTGCTTTCTTCTCAATTTTGGCAATCTCATCATAGATTTTGTCCAGGTAGTACTTTTCATCCACGTCATACTCCTCCCAGGTTTTCTCTTGGAATTTGTTGAGTATGGTTTGGTGGACGTTGCCACTCTCCAGTTGCATGGTTCTTCCATCGGGGTTGGCTTTAAGCAGCTTACTTCCCCGTTTAGAATTGTAGTAGCGGACCAGTTTCTTGAGGGTCTCCTCCTTGTACTGTCCGTCCTCTACATGCTGTCTGATGAAATACCAGTCGCCTTTCAGCTTGGCACCTGCGCAGTAGTCATGAATGTCCCGGTTGTTTTGTACAAACTCCCTGGGATCTGTGCCATGTATAAAGTATGCATACCACGCCTTGGGTATGATAAGCATGCTTTTGTTCTTGTGCAGGGCCAGTTCGTCATATTCAAAGCGACCCTTGCACTTGGTCTTGCCGTCCTTATACACGGCTATGTAGTTGTTGACGTCTCCAATGATCATCTTGCTGTACTCCACCATCTCCAGTTGCAGGGAGGTCATCTCCTCCCATTCCTTGCAGACCTGGTAGAACAGCTCTTCATGTTCCTCGTCGATCAGAAACTCCAGACCATCGGTGTTCTGCATCAGCGGTTGTGCACCCGGTATGCGGGTGGCCAGCATCTCATAAAGCATGCTGAGCAACAACTGACCGTTGATGGTGATCTTGAACGTCAGCTCCGGGTCATACAGGAACGAGTGACGCTCCTTGCTGAGTCCATACGTGGCGTTCAGAATGATCTTGAACAGGTAGTTCAACGGGTTCTTCTTGTCATACTTCTTACGTTCCTCAAACATCCATTCATACAGCTCACAGAATTCTTCCTTGGGCAAATGCGCTGGACTCCACTTGTTTCTAATGGCCAGGTTAGGGTAGAAGCTGGTCACATCCGCAGATATAATCTTCTTGCCTTGCTTGGCTTCATAGATTCCTGAAGCGATGCAGCCATGCAGACCACCCAATGCGTAATCCGTAGGCACCTTGCGGTACATCATACGATAGCTGGGTCCTTTTTTCTTCTGCTCAATGTCCTCCACATCAGCGGTGTCAACGACCAGAGCTTTAAACCAGTTGTGCACGGCTATAAACTCTGGTGTCTCAAACTTGATGTACGGGAGCAGGATGTCACGGACCACCACCTGATCACGCGGGGTGCGCATGTTGCGGATCACCTTCTTGTCCATCCCTAGTTTCTCACTCAGGAAGTGCAGGAAGATCTCCTTAGATATCTTTGGCTCAGAGGCACTGTACAAACGCACGTCGTACTTACGGCTTAGCTCCGCCCGCAGGTTAATCTGCGAGACCATCACCTTTTCTCCCTTAGGATTGGTGAGGTTGAAGATGGCCTTGGTGCTTTGCACGTCGTTGATACAGTAGCTCACCACCATGTCAGTTGTCCCACGATCGCGGACAATTTCATAGTGCGGGTGAGGCATCTCTTCCACGTTGTGCCAGTCCATAGAGAACTGGATCCACTTCAGAGAACTGCTTTTGGCGCGGTTGTCCCAGTGGTTGAGCTTAAAGATATCCACACAAGGTATGGACAGCTTGAATTCTGGATAGTCAAGGAACTCGTTGTTGCGTGATTTGTTGATCACGGATTGTGCATACTGATAGATGACACTGGTGTAAACGTCAGCGTCCACATCCTTGCGGCAGAACATCTCCTGGTTGGCAAGAATATACTCAGTAATCTGGGCGTCAAACCCTAAGTTGTTGAAACCTAGATGCCAGTCACCTGCTGCGCGTGATTCCATGAGGAACTCCGTAAAGGAGCGCATGTCGTTGTGATAGGGGTCTACCACAAAGACTTTACGCTCCTCACTGTTCATGTCCTCAAAGACGGCAACAAAGCAATTGACAATGGTTTCATAGTCCATTATCCAGAACTTGCGCTGTCTCATGATTAACCTTCTTGCTCAGGTTGCTGGATAGACTCTACAGCTTGCTGTGGATTAGGAAACAACGTTTCAGCAATAACTGCTGCTTCATGGTTCACCACAAATCGGTCAATGAACGTGGTTATATCGGTCATGTTGTCCATGTAGTACTCCGTGAATGTGCTGAGGATACGACGCTCCTCAACAAAGCGGGGTTGTGCAGGGTTGCTGCCTTTGACCGGGATGTTCTCACCCTTGTCATTCAACTTGGGAAGCATGATAGGTTTCTCCACTGTGGTTTTGCCAATAATGGCAAGCACTTTGGTGGTTGGGTCATAGATCGCCTCTACAAATGGACAATCATTGGTAATTGGCATCAGACGGAATGTCTTGTGCCCGTACCAGTCGGTACTGTAAGCAAGCATGTTCTGCATAGCTGTTAGGGATTATTGGTTATTGATTCTTGATATACTTCGCGTTCTCTGTCATAGCCTTCACAGAGTTCGCCCACCTGGCGGATGAGGTCTTCATCCACATCCAGGATCTTGGCGTACTGTGAAAAGTATTTCTCAGGGAACAGAAAGCTTTCTATATATACCCACTCTGGCGTGTGTACACCATAATAGTCAGTAAGTATTTTCTTTGACTCCACGCTCATGCGGGAGTATTTACCTTCAAGGAAAGCATCTAGGTCTTCTCTGAAAGGGTTCATGTCAAACACATAAGCAACGAGGTCATCCTCAACCGGAACAACCTCTGTAAAATTCTTATGCGTGATGAGTACTTCGCGCTCAAAATCGCGCCATTCGTCAGTGTCTTCTTTCTCATACAAACACACCAGCTTGCGGTCGCCCACATCGCACACGCCCGGCCACGCCAGATAAGTCTGGTATGGCTTGGGGTGCTTTGATTTGTGGAATCCTAACAAGGGGTATAAGAATGTGTAAGACTTTTGAAAGTATTTTCTATAGATCTCTGAAATCATAGTGTTAACTCTTCATGGAGCAGGTACTGGAAGGGTAAGCTGAAGTCACGCTTTCTGAAATGGTAAGCTGCTTCGTTCAACTTCTCCCTGGTATCACTGATCCACTGGTTCAATTTTTCATCGCTCACCTTGATAGGTGCGATCTGCATGTAAGGGTCAATGACGATAAACCTGAACTCGATCTTCCATCCTGCATAATACTCTGGTCTGGAGAGGTACTGGTCTTCTACCAGCATCGCATACATCGCTGCCTGAATCCAGTAGCGGAAGTACTCTATGCTTTCAGAAAAACTGTTGAGGTCCTTGCCGGTCTTCTTCACGTCGTTGACGCGGATGACTTTGTTCTGCGGATCAAAGACTAGGTTGTCTATGAAACCACGCAAACCAAAAGGCAACGCCTCAGGAAAGCTAATGATCTCTTTCTCATTCTCTTTGGTAATACCATTGAAGCTGTCACCAAAGTAACCCATGCGGTCCATGACCGTAGGGTTGGAAGTGATCTTGTCCACCACGGCTTTACAGAAGTCATAGGTGTCCTGACTTACAACGATCTTGCCTTCCATGGTAGTGAGATATCTCCAGTATTCTTCATGACGGGAAGTGATCATTTTCTCCAGGCGCTGTGCATCTGTCTTCAAAGACTGGTACAGGTTAGCGTCACGCAGGATGTCCAGGATGGCATCGCCAAACTCAGCCAATTCTGTGCGGGTATCACCGTGCGCCTTTAGGTCTTTATGGTGCATCAACAATGTTTCCAACACCTTGCGGGGGTTGTCGCTGGGCGGTTCCTGTACAGAGAGCACGAACTGGTTGTCAAAATGAGTGGGGTGCAACAGCAGACAGTGAATGAGGCTGCCCTCGATCATGTTCTGGTCCATTGCATCATCTCGTTGCTTCAGCACATAATGCTGGTAAAACAGCGCAGGGCTGTATAATAGTCTGTTCAAACCTGAGTAAGACATCAGGAATGGTTTGCTGAAGAATTCTTCTTCTTTCTGAATACGCTCACTGAGGGCAGGTGGTGCCACGAACGATTTGGTAATTGATGATGCCATGTTAAAAACAGTTTTCCATATCCCGGTTGTAATAGCGGCCCAGGATGTTGCCGTTGTAGCTGTCGTTTTTCAAGACGTCAAGCTTGACTTGCCAGCTGAGTTCACAATACGTCAGGTATTTCTTGGAGCAACACAGCTCCAGGATTTCACGCTTGAAGTGTTTGTTACCCTGCTTACTGATGTCTGCGCTCAAGTCTTTAGAGGACCCGTGGTACAGCAACCAGTCTGATTCCTTGATCTCAACGCGAAACTTCTTGCGGGTTCCGGTGAGGCGCTTCTCAGTAGCTGATATCTTCTTCTTGCGGGAGTGATACAGGCTTTTCTTGCCGATGTAAAACCTACCTGTCTTCAGGTTAGTGATCTTATAGACAAAGCCGACAATGGCTTCATGGTTGGGAAGTTGGTGTACCTTGGTGATCTCTTCACCAGTGGGTACATAGGTCCAGTTGTTCATAAGGATAAGCGGTGTACAAATGTAGTTATGTTCTACAAAAAGTCTACAGGTCTACAACATTATTTCTTCTGCTTGGTAGGCGTTGATGGCACGATCAAGCACAGGCACCAGGTACTGCAGGGCTTTTTGTTTGCCATGCACCTTGATGATGTCGCTGATGTCTTTCTCCTGTGGCAGGTAGACATAAGGGATACCGTAGGTCTCCTTGTATTTTTGCATGCTGGCGATACCAGCCTGGTCAGAATCAAAGAGGGTGACGATTGCCTTGTAGTCTGCTTTGAACTCCTTAATCCTTTCTTCAGGAATCATTGTGTTCTCAGAGTCAGGGCAGATCACATCCACTTTGAGTAAGGGTAGACTCTGCAAGGCCATGCAATCTTTCAGACCGCTGGCGATCACCAGGAAGCGGTTGCCCTGCAGCTGGTCTTCACCTTGCAGGTAATCGCAGATCTTGATGAACTTGCGGGAGCGGTTGAGTGGCTGGTAGATCTTATAGAGAACACCTTCACTGGTATAGTACCCGTATATATTCTTATTGGTCACCACGAATTCCTGAACCTGGATGCCATCTTCCATGGTCTTACCCATGACGTAGCGCTCAATAGGGCGAACGTTGTAACGCTCCAGCAACTGGCTGGAAATGTTGTACGGGCTCCAGAATTCAGCATCAGCTTTATTCCAGCCCCTGGTCTTCACGTCCACAACCTTCCAGGCACTGTGCTCTACGATTTGTGTATCGCAGCGCTTGCCCGTCTTGAGGTAATCCGCATAGTCCTGCATAATGCGGCTTGCGGTTTCTGCAAAGGGCAGGTTCCAGACATGCATCATCATGTCAATGGCACTGCCGCCTTTACCCGTGCTGAAGCACTTGTAGCGGTAGGCTTCTGCATCCCTGTTGTAGTATATGAACATGGACGGAGTTTTGTCAGCAGGATTGAACATGCTGTGGATACGCACGCGCTGTCCTGATAGTGGCTGCAGTCCCAGGTAGGTCTCAAAGATCCAATGGCTGGGTACGGCATGCACATCATTTATAAAACTTCTGCTTGAAAACATAGTGAAAAGAAAAAAGGGGAGAGCTGTGACACTCTCCCCAGTTATTCATATGGGTAGGGATTAAGGCAACTGAAGGTCACCCAATCCACCGGCTGCTGGAGTTGTACCCAAACCACCGAGTGGATCCTGTCCGCCAAAGCTGCTCACGCTTTCTGCACCGCTTTCAGCACCTGTACGGCTCTTGTCAAGCAACACATACTTATCGCGGTCAAATGCAAGCAGATTCAAAGGCTGGCGGTCATCATTCTCAAGAGCTGAGAATGGGAACAATTTGCCTTCGTTCTTTGGGAAGAACATACGGTAGTTGGGTTTGTCATAGCCTTCCTGGAAATACTCCTGTCCACCAATGGTGAAGTAACCCCACAACTCTGGGTCAGTCAGGTATTTACCCACTACCTTTACATAATCCTCAATGGTCTCTGCTTCAACACCATCAGCGTTCATGCGGTCAAGCACACCCATTTGCTTAGCCAGGTTGTTCATCCAACGGAAGATCTGCTCATCGCGCTGAATGGTCTTACCCTGGTACTCATAGGTTGAGAAAGGATAGCGACCTGAACGCACGTTGGCGATCTGTCCGCGGTAGTTGCCAAGACTTGGGTTGTTCTTGTCAATGGCCACACCCTGGAAATCGTCACCACGGTCGGTGCCTTCCAGTAAGACGTTGATGCTGTAGGCTTCTGGATCATAAGGAGGTGTGTCCAACTTGATCTCTGCAATTCTACAGTAGTGAGTACCTGGTGTTAAGATCTTAGGTACTGATGAACCCGCATTGGGGTTAAAGGATGATGATTTAAACATACTGATTTGTGATTATTCTTTAATGAAAACTTTACTCCAGTCAACTGATATGTTGCCGTCTTTGTCAATTTTGGAAATCTCAATTTCCTGGTTACGCAAGTGCTCAGGGCGTGCACCGCAGTTTACTTCATCTGTGGTCTTGAAACTCAAGATGGTCTTGTCACCTTTGCGGTACAGATAACCAATGGCATCTGAGTGTGCAGCGGTGATGCTCTTGATACGACCGGTGAGTTGCAAGTCAAGGGCATTGAACTCTGTTCCGTTCTTCTCCAGGAGCGTGTCCTTCACGTGACCCAGCAGGATCACATGTGGAGCCAAGGTCTTGATGTAGGCAATGATCTTTTCAAACGCCTGGCGAAGGTATGGGTAACCTGCACCGTTGGGCATGTTGGTGATCGAGCCATACTTCTGCTTACCATCGGTAAACCAGTTCTTACCCATCGGGGTCTTGCTGTACAGCTCCTCTGCATACGGGATGCACATTTCTTCTAATGCGGTGATGGTGTCTACTGCAATGTACTTGTACGGTTTACCCTGCCCCAGGATCAGTGTACCAATCTTCACAATGTCTGTGATGCTGTGCGCCTTAAGCTTAATTGCATCCACATAGTCAGAACCGTTCTCCAGGTCTAAGATTAAACAATCATCCAGGTTGGCCAACAGGGTAGTCTTACCCACCTTGGGCTTACTGAAGATGACCATATTCTTAGGGTTTTGTGACACGGCTTTGATTTTCTTGGTTGGTAACACGAATTCTGGTTGCGGGACCGCTGGTGCAATCGCTTCTTTTTTCTCTGCTACTTTTTCTGCTGCCATACTTTACCTTTTTCAATTAATTGATTCAGCCATTTCTTGTTGCTTAAGGGTACGTTCTGCAAGACGCAGTACAGATCGCGGATGGTCATCTTGGTGTAATGATCATCTTCCATCTCACTGAACATCTCAGTATACTTGTCCTCACTTAACAGATCGTCCACCGTGGCGCTGAATAAATCCACTGCGGGTGCGTCTGTTAACGTTGTTGTCATATCTGGTACAAGGGCTTTGACGCTGGTCTTGTTTACCATCACTAATTTGGTTACGCGGACCACGTAGGTAGGTGTGGTCAGCTTGGCACCGGATGCTGTGGTCGTGACTTCTTTGTAGTCAGGATTGGTTCTCCAGTGTGGATCAAAAGGCAGGTGATATAACACCCTGAACCCTTCATGATAGTGGCCCTGTTCCCAATTGAACAGTTCACAATAGATGCCATCTTCATTGTTCAGCTCATTGGGAAAGAACCGCACGCATTCTTCGCGTGATGTACCCCCGCTGAACTCCTTACCCATGTAGCACAGCTTTGCGGAAAACTGAGGATTAGGGTTGGATGTTTTGTCAAACACAGATTGCCAGAACGGACGATACTCCGCGGTGATTTCTGTGATGTGCTTTTTTGCAGAGTCTGCTTGAAAACTACTCATACTTGTTAATTTACTTTCTTGGTTGTTGCATAGGAGCTTTGGCTTCTACGATGGTCATTAAAGCATACTCTGCTTTGTACCACTGAATGCCTGTATCTCCAAAACGGTTCTTGAGTACGTGCATGGCCAGCAGGTACTTGTCATCCGGCTGGATGATGTACTTGAGCGGACCGTACAAACTCAGGTTGTACTTGGCAGGACGGTTGTACGCGATCATGACGTCTGCGCATTGCAGCAGGTAGTCAGACCCGTATACGTCTGCTTCAGTGGGGTAGTTGCTAAGTGAACCAGGCTTCTGACGGTCAGGGTCATCGATCTCACGGTTCAGCTGTGTCAGTACAAGAAATGTGATGGGCAGCGCATTCTTCATTTCTGTCATCATGGTTGCCAGGTTTTGTAGTGTCATCTGGCGATTGGTCTCTGTACCACTCTGCTTGACCAGCAGGGTATGGTCCAGGGTGACCACGAATGGCTTCTTTACTTCCTTGTAAAAATCAATGAGTGCTTTACGCATCTCAATAACGGTCAACGGGGTGTCAATCACATAGTCCTGGCGGTGTCCTTGTGTAGCCACATAGTCCACCAGCTTCTTCATGTCACCCGCACTAAGCGGTGGCATGTCTGCATCGCCTGAGCTTTGCAAGTAACGGATGTTCATGCGATTGGCACTGGACAGCTCTCTGAGGGCAAGGTTACGGCCCAGCATTTCAAACTGAAAGTGCAGGACGGCAAAGTCCTGGTCCTTGTTGATGCGCTGTAGCTCGCGGGTCAGGGAGGCTGCGATCAGTGTCTTACCTACGCCGGGTCTAGCTGCTAGTACATACAACGATTGCCACTCAATTCCGTTAAGCCCTATGCTGTTGAAACCTTCCCATTGTGTTCTGAGTGATTTAACCTCACCCTTGGCACGGGAAGAAATATAGTCAAGGCCCTGTTGCATAATGTCAGTGTACCTCTTCCAGGGCGAACGAGAGGTGACAGATTTAGTAGAGCCAGTTGTGCTGGCCGGTGCTTCAAACATAAATATGGGACGGAAAAGAGGTTGCTAAAATAATAAATTTGTAGAGCAAAGACAAGTAAGCTCTACAGAAAAAACGTCATTGTTTATAACTTTTACCACACTACGGGAGTGTCCGTCAACAATGTGTTGACATCGTTGAAAATGTTGTTGCAGTCCCACTTTTGTTGCTTTTGATAAGCTGCAGAAGCAGGGTGTGAACATGTCAAGATGTGGTGGTGATCATCTACCATATCTGATAGAGCTTGTGCCTGCTTACCCATGAATACCCAAGTAAGCGCGCGGTCATTCTTACTGAGCATGTCTATGAGGTACGCAATAAAAGGTTGCCAGATATCAAAATGTTTACCTATCTTACCAACTTCTGTCGTTAGCGCAGTATTAAGCATCAACACACCTTGATTAGACCATCGCGCTAAACTGGGGTCCGCAAGTTTTACGTCATGTTTGCCGTCATATACGGTGTCATTCACCGCATGAAGCATATACCGTAGAGAAGCTTCTGGTTTGCCAGTATTACCACATGAAAAAGCTATACCATCTGCTACACCTAGTTGAGGATATGGGTCCTGTCCAATCATGATGACGCGTAATTTGTCATAAGGGCATTCTTGGAATGCTCTGAACACTTGTTTGAGAGGTGGCGTAAAGCGTTTGTCTTCTGCTACCGCTCTTGCCAGCGTGACCAGGATATTTTTGAAGTCTTCAGACACCAAAAATCCTTTTAGCACACTGTGCCAACCAGAGTCTTTGAGCATCTCAGACATTTTAGAGACCACCTCATCATGATTGATGTTGGGCATCTTTGATATTGACGTCATAATTTTAATGTTAGATTCAACTGTGTTTCTTATTACATTTGTAAATAATCTTATAGAGCAAAAAGTATGGAGCAGCAAAATCCAAACCCCATGTTGGAGATCATCGTACCTACCGCACTGGTAGAAATCAAGATGAGCTCTGGCTACTACAAGCGTATACAAGACCTTGTAGGTCACATCGTTGCCGGAAAAACTCCTGAGGAGTTAAAAAGTGCCAATGACCAAATCAAAAACCAGCAGTTCAACGAGACCTGGGTAGAGCACTATGAAACGGTACTGATCCTGTGTAAGGAGTTTGAAGAACGTTGTAAAGAGCAGGGCTTTACCAAACAGGTGACGCCTGAAGAATTTGCTGAAATGATGGGTGAGCTTTAATCCAGGTAGTATCCTACCAGGTGTCCTAACTGCACACACATCTCAATCGCTGTTGACAATTCATCTTTAGAGCACTGGGCAAAACTTTTCAGTTCTGTTTGGTGCTCTTCTGTTCCTGTCACTACATACAGTCCTGCCTTACGCTTAACCTCATCCTTGATGTCATCAAAGTCATTGCCGGTAAACGCAGCAATCTGGCGGATCATGCTGTGGATCTTGGCCAGCTGACCTGTAGTCTTGACGTTACCGTCTGTCTTTGTCAAATAAACCTCAATGGTATCGCCTTCTGCAATAGCCATGTTGAACAGCTTCAGGGCACCCGCGTCACGTTCTGAAGCGGGTACCAGCTGTCCTTCTTTCTTGATGTAATGCACTGTTGCGTTCTGCATATCAGTCGATCATAGAGTACGTGTAACTTATCTTCTCAGGGTCAAGGTCCTTCAAGGCTTCCTGTATCCACTGCTCATCTTGTGTATCACGATACATGAGGATGTGAATTACAGCTTTGTCATCTGGATTGAGGCGCAGTAATCGACCGATGCGCTGAGCGCTCTTGCGCTCGTTGCTGTACGCATGCAGGATGATGCCTGCTTTTAGGTTAGGGATGTTCACCCCTTCACTAAGCTGCAGTACGCAACTAAGTTGGTCAATGCTTCCTTCCTTGAACGATACCAGGTTGTCTTCACTGTCCGGGTTCTTGCTGTGGTAGCTGT